AAGAGAATGGGTAGCTAGCTATCCTTTTTCTGTAAGTAATGTAAAAGAGTTCGCCGACTTTTGTAAAGATTCTGGTGGGTTCACTATTAATTAATCAACACACGAATAGAAGCGGGAGTAATCCCGCTTCTCGTTTCCCGCTCTCGTTTCTCGGTGGACAATATTATATTTTTATTTTTTTATTTTTATTTTATTTGGGAGGTATCAAGGTAAGGACCGGAGTGAAGAGTTTCATCCTGATGCAGCTAATGCAGACTTTTTTGGACCAGCAGCAGGCCAGGGACCTAAAAATATCATTTGACGGCTTTGATGGGATTTGCTAAAAAAGTAAAAACAACAAATGGAGAAACAAATGAAAAATAAAAAAGAGTTCTATGCTACTCAGTTTGAAAAGCTAGGCTTTGAAAAAGTTCCAACCGAAGATGGGTTTACGATGTACGAATTAGATCCATCTAAACTAAGAGAAAAGAAACCAAAAACATCTGGACTGAGAATAGTAGAGCATGTGAAATGGGAAGGTAAAGATTATGCATTACCATTCTATGGAATGGACCTGGATACTGATCGGAACAAAATGATCACTATAGAGAACAGGTTCGGAGGTGACTCAGTTACGGTGCCCTGGTTTGCAGCAGCTGTTTACGATGTGATTATGGGTTCTGAAAAATTAGAACAGTGGGATGATCATGGGAAGGGAATAGATTGGTTTGCAGAACATTTCCCGGATGCTTACATGGTATTACTGGACTGATAAGTTAACACAACATGACGGCTCGTGAGTTCCAACAACTTAAGCTCCTGTTCTCTCGCGGGCTGTCGCCACAATTATCTGAATGGGTTTTCTAGAATTTCTCGCGCTCGTTATCCTCGCAGGTTTAATCTTCGCGCCCGTTGTTACATTTACCCTGTTACTTTTTTTAGCTGTTTTTATTTGGCATTCAATATTCTGATATCTTAAGGCTGTTGCAATTGAGCAACACGTGAAAAAATAATTAAAACATTCAAAAAATAATTCATTATTTTCTTTTTTTATTTTAAAAAAAATGTTATTTAATTAAATAACAAATAAACAAATGGAGAAAAAAATGAACGTTACTGAAACTGAGTTAAGTAAACTAGTAGAGAATGTTGCAACAGCAATGGCCAAAGATTCTTACAAATGGAAAAAAAGTTGGATCGATGCTGGATCACCAATAAATTATTTAACAGGTGATGCTTATTCTGGTGTTAACTTTTTATCTTTAAATTTTGCAATGATCGATAAAGGTTATAAGCATAACCAATGGTTAACTTTTAAACAGTTAAAAACATTAGGCGGAGATATTAAAAATAATTCATGGAATTATATTTATAAATTCGGGAGAGTTAATGTTGTTGATGAAAATAAAAAACCAGTTGTAGATTCAAAAGGTAAACAAAAATCTAGAAATTATTTTAGATGTTTTGTTGTTTACAATATTGAGAACACAACACTGGAGCCAAAAAAAATTGATAAAGTTTCAACTCAATATTCAGTTGATACAATTGAAGCTTTTATTAATCGTGTAAATAATAATGATGTTGTAATTAAAACAGACTCTACAAACGGCTGTTATTATTCTCCATCTGGTGATTATGTTCACATGGTTAATAAAGTAAATTTTATTGATACTAAATCGGCGAATGCAACTGAACATTATTACTCAGTATTATTTCATGAGTTAGTACATGCGACTGGTCACAATAAAAGATTGAATAGATTTGAAGATACTAAGTCTATGAAATTCTTAGAAGGCAAGTCACACTATGCATATGAAGAGTTAGTTGCGGAATTAGGCTCTATGTTATTCGCATCTAAATATAACTTGTCTGTTGAGTCTACAGTGAGAGAAGATCACATTGCATATCTACAAAGCTGGATCAAAGCATTAAGATCCGAAGACGGTACTAAGTTACTGACATCGGCGGCGGCCAAAGCGGCGGCGGCATTCAAGTACTACCATCAATCACAGCTTTAAACCTATAATTGCGGCGGGGGAATGACCCCCGCCTACCCCTCCCCATCCCCCGTAATAGAGTTTGATGTTACTAAAATTTATGATAAAGAAAAGTATGTTTGACACATACTGAGCTATGCAAAACGATTTACCTATTGAAAATTTATCTCAAGAACAACTCGCCGATAGAGTTGAACAATTATCTTTAAAATATATTCAAGCCTGCCAGGACAATTTTTTATTGTTTGTAAAAGAGATGTGGCCTGATTTTATTTTTCGTAAAACTAATATCAAAGAAGATTTTGGACATCATCAAATTATAGCAAGTGAATTTCACAAGATAGCATACGGAAAGTTAAATCGTTTGATTATCAATATGCCACCTCGTCATACAAAATCCGAGTTCGCATCTTATCTTTTCCCAGCTTGGTTGATTGGAAGAAATCCTAAATTAAAAATTATGCAAGTAACTCACAACGCAGAACTTGCACAACGATTTGGTCGTAAGGTTAGAAACTTAGTTGATAGTAATGAATACAAAGCAATCTTCGGTGATGTAAAATTAAAAGAAGATTCTAAAGCTGCAGGTCGTTGGGAGACTAACCACGGGGGTGAATATTTTGCTGCCGGAGTAGATGGTTCCATCACAGGTCGAGGTGCAGATTTATTAATTATAGATGATCCGCACACTGAACAAGCTTTGCTATCTGATACAAGTTTTGAAAAAACTTATGACTGGTACCTATCGGGACCCCGACAACGTTTACAGCCAGGTGGTTCCATCGTCATAGTAATGACGAGGTGGTCACAAAATGATTTAACTTCTAAACTAATTAAAGCACAAGCAGAACCAAAAGCCGATCAATGGCGAGTGGTAGAGTTCCCAGCAATATTAAAATCAGGACAACCTGTATGGCCAGAGTATTGGTCATTGGAAGATTTGTTAAAAACAAAAGCCAGTATCTCTCCAATAAATTGGAATGCACAATATATGCAGAACCCTACTGCAGAAGAGGGTGCAATTATAAAAAGAGATTGGTGGCAACCTTGGAAGAAAAGAGATTTGCCAAATTTACAACATGTAATACAAAGTTATGATACAGCATTTAGTGCAAAAGAATCTGCTGACTTTTCTGCAATAACAACTTGGGGAATATTTTATCCTAATGAAGGTTATGGCTCCGCGATCATTTTATTAGATGCAATAAAAGAAAGATTAGAGTTTCCAGAATTAAAACAAATTGCTTTGCAACAATATAAATATTGGGAACCAGAAACAGTAATCATAGAAGCAAAGGCTAGCGGACAACCTTTAATACAAGAATTACGCAGACTTGGTATACCAGTAATAGATTTTCAACCTGCACGAGGAAGAGATAAACATAGCAGAGTGAACGCGGTAGCCCCGTTATTTGCATCTGGTGCTGTATGGTATCCTGAAGATGAGCATTTTGCTATTGAAGTTATTGAAGAATGTGCTGCCTTTCCTTATGGTGAAAATGATGACTTAGTAGATTCTATGTCCCAAGCGCTTTTACGTTATAGACAAGGGGGTTTTGTAACAACTCCATCAGATTACAAGGATGAGCCTGTAGTTCATAAAGAACACAAGTTCTATGATTGATTTATAGTTATATACAGCATATAGTAGGTTAAACGTTAACGGAGAAAAATCATGGCAAGTAAAAAATTAAAAAGAGCTGGAAAAGTTGCAGCTGCAATAGGCGCAGCTTATCTAGCATCACAAGCATTAGGCAAAAAGAAACCTACAACTGCTGAAGCAAAAGGTTTAAAAATAACAAGAGCTAAAAAATTTGGTGAGTCCGATGAAGGACAAATGGCTAGATTAGATGCTGCACAACAAAGAGGTTTAGATATTACAAGATCAAAACCATTTGAAGCATCAGATGAAGCTACACCAGCAATGAAAGAAAATGTACCAGCTAGTAAATTTTTATCTACTCCAGGTGGTTTTGGAAGAGCAACTCCTGAACAAGTAGATGCACAAATGGAAGCATTTGGTCCAATGGCTAAAGAAGGAAAATTCATTTCTAAAAAAATGAAAAGCGGTGGATCAGTAGTTGCAAGAGGAAACAAATTAGCAAGAAGTAAACCTACAAAATTATTCTAATGTCTGGTTCAGGTGTTATCACCCAACAACTAGGACTTGTATCCCAGAAGTTAGGTAAAGATACTGATACTATATACGAAGATATGTTTGGTGGCTTTTCTATGCCTAGAGATAAACTTACTAAGGGTGTTGCAGGAGCTGAATTAAAAAAAGGTGGTCTTGTTCGTGGATATGGTGTAGCAATTAAGGGTAAGAAAAAAATAAGAGTTTTATAATGGCTATTGAAAAAGATAATCAACCGACAGAGGATACTCTGCCTGAGACAGAAGCAACCGTTGAGTTGCCTGGTGAAGAAGGTGGAGAAGCTGTAGTTGCAATCAACGAAGATGGTACTACACAATTAAATCCAGAAGTCGAAGCAGAATCTGAAGAAGATTTTTATTCTAATCTTGCAGAAACTATTGATGAAAGAGTTTTAATGAAACTCGGAACTGAACTTGTACAAATGTACAAATCAGATAGAGAAAGCAGACAAGATTGGGAAGATCAATATGTTAAAGGTTTAGAATTCTTAACTACAAATTACACAGCAGTTACAAAACCATTCCAAGGGGCATCGACCGTTACACATCCATTATTATCCGAAGCTGTTACACAATTTCAAGCACAAGCATTTAAAGAATTACTTCCATCTGAAGGACCAGTAAGAACTCAAATCGTTGGTGTAGAAGATCCAATGAGAGTTCAACAAGCTCAACGTGTAAAAGATTTTATGAACTTTGAATTGATGGAAAGAATGGAAGAATATGTAACAGATTTTGATGCATTACTTTATCACTTACCATTAGCTGGATCTGCATTTAAAAAAGTTTATTACGATGCAATAAATGAAAGAGCAGTTGCTAAATTTATTAGAGCTGAAGATTTAGTTGTTCCTTATTTTGCTAATGACTTAATGGAAGCAGAACGTATTACTCATATATTAAATTTAACAGAGAATGAATTAATTAAACGTCAAACATCTGGTTTTTATAGAGATGTAGATTTACAACCAAACGATAACCCACAAAACACAATCGATAAAAAATATTCTGAGTTATCAGGCGCGAAGCCAAGTTATGGTAAAGATAAATTATTTAGAATTTTAGAAATGCATGTTGATTTAGATTTAGATCAATATCAATTTGATGATAATAAAACTGAA